TGGCCTTATCATAACAAAGGAGTGGCTGTTGCAGTGACTATTGGCGAAGGCGTCAGTCCTCCACCTGCTGCTGTGCCGATACCAGAAAACGTTTCCATTACAAAGAACTAGCCATGGCAGATACAGCTGATAACAAATTGGTTTACACCGGAGACGACCCCATAGTCTGGAATCGGGTCAATAAGCTACGACTGGAACAAGGATTACCAGGTCTAACTCAGATAGGCCTCCCAAGACCCGTGGATGATGGTAAATCTTTCAGCAGCCCTTATTCACAATATACTCCCGCAACCAGTGCAGCCACGGGATCAGGATCTAAGTTTACTTTTAATTTTGGTGGGGAAAATTTTACAGTCAATGCACCCACCGGCACCACCGAAGCGCAGGCACGAGCAATTTTTGATCAGCAGGCCAGTACCGGAAGCCTTACTGGTTTAAAATCCGGGCAAACATTGGATGCTGCCAAACAATTTGCTGGAGGGTTGCTCAAAGCAGCCAGCCAACTCAATGTTTCACAATTGGCCAGTGGCCTAAGTGGATTATCCAGTGGTATAGGCGGCGGTATAAGCAGTGCCCTAGGAGCAGTGACACGGTTCACTGGAGGCGCAACTGGGGGAATAACCAGTGCCCTAGGAGCCGCGTCAAAGCTCACTGGTATACCCATCAAGAACCCCATGAATGTTGCTGATTTTGTCAAAGTTGGAGTTGGATCGGTCAAAGAAATAGGTGCACTAAGCAGCACACAAGTACAAGGTCTCTTGGGGCAGGCAGCAGCTAGTACCAAACAATCAGTTTCTGATTATAGCCTAGACAAAGGCATAGGACAGTATGGCATTAACCCGGCACAGTTGGAACAAACAGGATATTTAAAACCCGGAACACTAGCACAGTACACCAAGAATGCACAAGTAACACAGGCTGACATTGACGAAGCTCAACGAGTCAATGTATCAGGTGGCAGCACCACACCAGCACTCATTGCTTCAAATCGCAAAATCAAAGACGTGTTGAATGTTAGCGGTGTTTGGACTGGCAAAGGAGGTGTTAGTAATTTGACTTCTCTAGTAGGCGACTCCACCAAGCAACTGTCAGTGCAATCTAACATAATGGAAACCGGATATAAATCGTTGGAGAAAGCCGGAGTTATCACCGCCAGTACTGCCAAGGATGCAATAGGTGGCCTGGTACAATCAGCCGGAAAGGTCGGAGCTGCATTGACTGCTGCCTGGAGCAAAGGAACAGCACCAGCTGGCTCTGTTGATGCAATCAACAACTTGGCCAAGCAGGGCCTCACTGCAGTAAATTTTACAGATTTTAAATTACCTGCTGGCGCATCAGGTGAGCAAGTGGCCACTGGTGTAACAAACACTGTGAACCGCAAAGTGTTGAATCAATCAGTGGTGGCATTTATTGGTGATGCCAAAGTACCTGTGATAGATTATGGACAGGAATCTCTAACTAACCTCACCCAAGGGGTTGGGAGCTTTCTACCAAGTTTTGACGGCAACCTACAGAGTCTTGGCGGTTCTGTTGGTGCTGCTCTTTCAAGTAGTACATCTGATGAAAAGTTGATCTATACTGGTAATGATACAATAGTTTGGGATAGAATCAATCGTGAAAGACTACGACGTGGACTCTCGGGGTTGGCTGAGATAGGTTATCCAAGGCCCAAAGATGATGGCAAACCCTCCTCGCAATATCGGTAAATAAAATTATGACAACATTCATTGGCTATAACACCATTAACCAATTCAAAAAGTTTACCTTGGTAGATCGGGATCTCATCAAGCGTGATCTTCTCAACGCCTTTAACATACGCCAAGGTGAGCTAGTGGGTAGACCTGCGTATGGTAGTGCAATCTTTGATTTCTTGTTTGAACCACAGACTCTTGAAACCGAAATCGCCATGAAAAATGAAATACAACGTGTGGCCGGCGGCGATCCCAGGCTCACTGTGGCCAATGTCTACACCTATCCGCAGGAAAATGGTATCTTATTTGAACTGCAAATACAAATAGTGTCCAGCTCCAACGCCGAAATACTCTCTATATTCTTTGATCAAGAAACACGCCGGGCTAGTTACATATAACTGCGCGGTTTTCCGGGCCATAAATACATAATAATATATTACTATGGCTAAAACTACCAGACAAACAGTTATTTTTGGGGTCGAGGACTGGAAACAGATCTATCAGACCTATCGCGAAGCTGACTTCCAAAGCTACGATTTTGAGACTCTACGCAAGAGTTTCGTAGACTACTTGCGTTTGTATTATCCTGAAACTTTTAATGATTATATTGAAAGTTCGGAGTTTATTGCACTGCTAGATGTCATTGCTTTCATGGGACAAGCGTTAGCTTTCCGATCCGACTTAAATGCCCGTGAAAACTATATAGACACAGCCGAGCGTCGTGATTCTGTCAATCGGCTAGCCGGTTTGGTCAGTTACACTGCCAAACGCAATACCGCAGCACAAGGCCTGGTCAAAGTCACTGCAGTGTCTACCACGGAAAACATCACAGATTACAACGGCGTAGATTTGGCCAATATCACTGTGAACTGGAATGATCCCACAAACACAGACTGGTTTGAGCAGTTTACTTCTATTGTCAATGCAGCGTTGATCAACAGTCAACGCTACGGTAATCCCGGAAGCAATCAAACAATCATCAACGTTAAAACAGACGAATATACGTTGAATCTAGTACAAGGGTATTTGCCTGTGATTCCTTACACTGCCACAGTGGACGGAGTTAACATGCCGTTTGAAGCAGTCAATGCTACATCTTCGGGTCGAACATATTTGTATGAACCTGCTCCCCTGCCCAATGGTGCGTTTAACATCTTGTATCGTAACGATCAACTGGGCTTTGGTTCCAACAACACTGGATTTTTCTTTTTGTTCAAACAAGGATCGTTGCAGTCTGCAGATTTTAATCTAGCAGAAAAAGTCAGCAATCGTGTAGTTGCCATCAACATTGATGGTATCAACAACGAAGACCGTTGGTTGTTCCAACTTGATGACATTGGCACAGTTCAGTCTGAATGGTTGTACACTGAATCAGTTTATACTGCTGCTGCCGAACAGAGCACAACCGGACTGCGTAAAATTTATTCAACACAGAGTCGTAGCAATGATCAGATTTCTCTGACATTTGGTGATGGAGTGTTCTCTGCTATTCCGGTGGGACTATTCCGCGCCTATGTTAGATCATCAAACGGACTTGAATACATCATCAACCCCGAGGAAATGCAGAGCATTGTTTTACCAATCAGCTATGTGAGCCGTACTGGTCGAATTGAAACACTGACATTTACTGTAAATCTACAAACACCAGTAAGCAATGCACAGGTGCGAGAATCTATTGATGAGATCAAGCAACGTGCGCCTGCTCGTTATTACACACAGAATCGTATGGTCAACGGCGAAGATTACAATCTGTTTCCGTTCACCTTGTACAACTCAATTATCAAATCCAAGGCCCTGGCTCGCAGTGCAATTGGAACTTCTCGATATCTTGAATTAGTCGATACCACCAACAAGTATGCCAGTACCAATGTGTTTGGCAGTGATGGTGGTCTCTATAAAGATAATACGCTGCCCACATTTCAGTTCTCATGGTTCACTACCAACGATATATCTGACGCAGTCACAAATAAAGTTCAGCCAATTCTACTAGAACCTGGTATGCTGCAATTTTACTATGCTAATTTCATAAGGCCAAATCTTGTCACATTGAATATTTCATGGAATCAAAGCACTTCACTGACAAACTTATCCACTGGATATTTTAAAAATATTGCATCTCCGTTTGCTCCTTTTCCAGTGGGCTCGTTTTCCAGCAGCAATACAAAGTACATTGTACCCAACTCTCTAGTAAAGTTTGTTCCACCTGATGGATACTATTTTGATCAATTCAATCATTTAGTTGCAGGCATACCCACAGCCGACACTGACAAACTTTTTATCTGGGCCACCGTGACCGGGGTTATACTAGATGGCACCAATCAAGGCAAAGGTAATCTCACCAACGGTGCTGGACCAGTGGCCCTCAATAATTTTGTACCAACTGGAGCTATTGCCACACAAGTCATACCGTTGTTTCTGACGGATTTGCCTTCGACCATAGTTCAAAACATGATTGAATCAATTCGTTTATATCGTAATTTTGGTCTTGGTTATAATAATCTAACTTCAACCTGGTACATAATTACGCAAACAAATCTCAATGTCACCGGAGCGTTTAGTTTAGCCAGTCAACAGAGCACCGCTGGCGTTTACAGCGATGCAAGCTGGCTAATTGAATTTATAACCGATGGCACACAATATTCTGTGACCGCACGTGAGTTGACATATTATTTTGCGTCAGTACTGCAGACCCGCTTCTTTTTTGAATCTGGTGCCAGCATTTATGATTCACGAACAGGCACGGTAATCAAAGACTTTATTCGTGTATTAAAAACCAATAGTCAGCCCGCTAGCAATTTACCCTTGACCGGCGACACCACTATGCAAATTATTGGCCAGCCTGAACAAAGCGATGGTTATGTTGACGATTTCCAGGTCATTGTGAGCTTTCAAGACTCAGATTCTGATGGTGCAGCTGATAATCCAGATTTCTTTGAAGAAATAGTGGGACCAAATCCCACCACAGGTCAAAGTGGGTCATTGGTATTCTTAGAAGCCACTGTGGACTTTGATAATTTACAGCGATACCTGCTGACTGAAAAAGGATATGTGAATTATCAATACGGAACATTGTCAGAAATTACATCAAATTCTGATCAATATCTTGATGGTCAGGTATTTTACGCCTATGATGATAAGGGATTTTATGTATTGACTATTGCATTTGATGGTACTCGTACACTCACACAATCCACTGAATTCTTGGCAAGAACAGGCCGACAGGATCTGTACTATCAGTATCGCCACAACAGTTTATTGACTAATAGAATTGATCCATCAATCACAAATATCATTGATGTGTATGTTGTTACACAAGGTTACTACACTGCCTATCAAAACTGGATCAAAGATTCAACTGGCACTGTGGTTGAACCTATGGTGCCTACAATTGACGAGCTCACTACAGAATTTCAAAAGTTGCAAGATTACAAAATGATTTCAGATAATCTAATTTTAAATTCTGTGGTATTCAAACCTTTGTTTGGAGCCAAAGCCACAGCTCAACTACGTGCCACTATCAAAGTAATCAGAGCATCCAACAGCACGGCCAGTGTCAGTGAAATTAAGAATCTTGTTGTGGCCAGTCTCAACACTTATTTTACTATTGATAAATGGGACTTTGGTGATACATTCTACTTCTCTGAACTTGCAGCGTATATCCATTCGCAAATTGGAACTATTGTGAGTTCAGTGGTGCTGGTTCCAGTAAACCCACAAAAGAGTTTTGGTGACTTATATGAAATTAGATCAGCACCAAATGAGATCTTCGTCAACGCTGCCACAGTGGCAAACATCGAAGTTATTGATGCATTGACAAGTACCAACCTTAGAACAGCGTCTGGCAGCGGAGTTACCTACGCTGACCGCGGCGGTGGTAACTCGTCTAGTAGCGGCAGATCTGCCCCTGCAGGTTATCATTATATGCCAAACGGAACATTAATGGCAAACAGTGCAATGCCAGGTGGTAGTGGCTCATCTGGTAGTGGCTCATCGGGCAGTGGCTCATCTGGTAGTGGCTCATCTGGCGGAGGATCATATTAATGGCTAGAATCAGAACAGTAGATTTCTTACCAGAGATTTTTCAAACCTCAACCAATCGACAGTTTTTGGCCAGCACTCTTGATCAACTGGTACAAGAACCTTCATTTAAAAAAACCCAGGGATATATTGGTCGTAGAATTGGCCCAGGTATCAATCCCACCGATGCTGACTATGTGGTTGAACCCACAGCCGAGCGTGCCAACTATCAATTAGAGCCAGCGGTTGTTTTCAAGTTGCCTGACACAGACACTGTGTATGATGCCATCACTTATCCGGGTATCACAGATGCATTAAAATTACAAGGCGCTGATATCACACGCAGTGATCGATTGTATGGCAGTCAATATTATGCATGGGATCCGTTTGTTGCCTATGACAAGTTGGTTAACTTTTCTGAATACTACTGGTTACCATCAGGCCCACTGAGTGTTGCGGTTACCGGTGGTGTTATTCCCATCAGGAACACAATTGAAGTAACTCGTAATTTAGGATTTTATAGTTTCAGTGATGCTCAAGGGCAAAATCCTGTCATCACATTGGTTCGTGGTGGTTCTTATCAATTCGTTGTTGCGCAAAACAAAAAGAATACAGTCAATTATCGTGTCACAAATCAAGGCAACAAAGCCTACATCATTGATTATCAGGCCAATCCAGCCATTACACTGGTACGTGGCAACACCTACATTTTTACTTTGAGTATTGATGGTAACTATCCATTTTGGATTAAAACAATTGCCAGTACCGGGGTAGTTAATGTGTACAGTACTGGGGTAATCAATAACGGTGCGTTGGATGGCACAGTTACTTTTACAGTGCCACAAAATGCACCCAATACTCTGTACTATAGCAGTCAAACCAGCAGTCAGATGCAGGGCGTATTCAATATCATCAGCGGAGAGCCAGGTACTGGACCAGGTTTTTATATACAGGCACAGCCCGGAGTTGATGGTGGTATGCCCACTACTCCAAATATTTCCAGCAGAGATGTGCTGGGGGTTGTCAACAACGGTGAAGACCTTGGCACGGTAACGTTCAATGTTCCATCAAAAACTGCACAGAACTTTTATTATAACTTAACGTCAATTGATTCTGTTGACTTGTTGAGTCAAATTAAATTCAACGAAATCAACAATATCTATGTTGATGATTTTCTTGCCGCGTATCCCGCAGGCATTGACGGAGTCACTGATCTTGAAAATCGCACATTGGTGTTCGATGTTCCTTCACTAGAAGGAACAGGCGTAGATGTTGATACATCTATTGCCGGCGGATGGTTGCGTACTACTTTTTACAGTCCTGACTATACAGCCGACCCTACCCCAGGGTACAACGAAGAACCTTATGATTTGACCACAAGTATTGTTAGCCTAAACGAACGTTACAGCGTCTGGCAGATACAGTTCAATACCGACGATGATGGTCAGCAATACATGACATTGGCAGTCAAACAAGAAGTCAATGAGTTTGAAAAATTTAGAATCGTATTTGGTGTCCAATGGTCAAGTACTCAGTGGTATCGCAGCGACGACAGTTATTTTGAAAAAATACCACTGTTGACCGCAGTGTTAGATACCCTGTTCTATCAAGACAGTCTTGATCCAACTCTGGTGGGTGAAATTAGATTAATTGATCCAACTCTGGAAACAAATCTTGATCTTGACACTATTATTGGTAAAAAACAATACACCAGTCCCAACGGAGTAAAATTCACCAATGGTTTAATAGTTCAATTCCGCGGCAATGTAACGCCAGACTCCTATACCAACAATGAATACTTTGTTGAAGGGGTTGGTGAAGCCATTGTGCTGGTACCAGTCACAGAGCTGGTTACTCCGGAAACTTACACTCAAAGTTTGTCAGTGAGTTTTGACGTTGTGCCATATGACATTGGCAACTACGATGTCAGTGATAATCAACCAATTGAACAAGACTACATCACAATTAATCGTGCCAGTGCTGATAGAAATGCCTGGTCACGCAGCAACCGGTGGTTCCATAGGCAAGTGCTTGAAGAATCAGCCTCGTATAATAATACCACACCACTGTTGGATCTTGCAGCAAGAGCTCGTAGGCCTATTCTTGAATTCCAAGCTGGAACAAAACTCTTTGATTCTGGAACAGCCGGCAAAAATCCAGTCAACATTATTGACTTTACAACATTAGACGCATTCAGCGATATCAATGGGGTACTCAACACTTACATTATCGATGGGTACACGTTGGTCAACGGGTCACGAGTTATTTTTGCAACTGATGCTGATCCCAATGTTCGAAATAAAATCTACACAGTTGAGTTAATATCACCTGACTCTGTTCTTCCTCTGATTCCCGAACCAATCATTAATCTTACAGTGGCCGATGATGGCGATATCAGTTATAACAATCAGACCGTATGCTTAAATGGAGCCACACTGCAAGGTAAAAGTTTTTGGTTTGATGGTGTGACTTGGCAAGAAGCCCAGGAAAAAATCAGCACCAATCAATCTCCGTTATTTGATGTATTTGTCAACGGACACAGTCTAGCCGACACTGTGTTTTTTGGTAGCAGCACATTTCGCGGCAGTAAACTATTTTCTTATGCGGTTGATTCAGCCGGTGTGGCAGATCCAATTTTAGGATTCCCATTAAAATATCTAACCATCAACAATGTTGGCGATATTGTGTTTGACAATAATTTTTACACTGATACTTTTGTTTATGTAGAAAATCGAATAAGTTTGACCGAGCCAATTAGCCAGGGGTTTGTTTACCGTTATCTTGACCAAGTGGCTTTTACTAGAAAAATTGGGTGGGCTACTGCACCTTATCAAAATGCAACCTACCAACAATTTCAATTTACCTACACTGGGCAACCGCTGTTATTGGATGTTCGGGTGCGTGATCAAATTATTGACCCCTCTGTCCCTCAAACTTATCCGGTATTAAAATTATATGCAGGGTCTAAGTTTCGAGACCCCGGTACCTACACCTACACACAAAACGAATTTACCACAGTAATCAACGTTGATTCAACTGTGGCAACAGGTGAAACTATTATTGTGTTGGCACTCAGTGATCAAGTCAGTTCTGTGGCATTTTATCAAGTGCCAACAAATCTTGAAAACAATGCGTTGAATCAAAATCCAAACACAGTGACCTTGGGTACTGTACGCACTCACTATCAAACCATCTGTGAAAATTTAATTACCATTCAAGGCACTATCAACGGGTCAAATAACAGCAGAGATCTTGGATATATTGCGCCATATGGATTAAACATTCTGCAACAAAGTTCTCCCCTGACATTGGCCGGATATTTTTTACGTAATCAAAATTATGAATTATTTACAGCATTGGATTTCAATACCAGGGAGTATACCAAATATAAAACTCAACTGTTGGATATTGTTGCCGCCAGGGACTGGGGTTCACAGACTTCTGCACAAATTTTAACCAATGCAGTGGCTATATTAACTGCTGGTCGTACAGAATCAAATCCATTCTATTGGTCAGATATGTTGCCAGCACGTACTGTGTATGCATCAACCACATATACTCATACACCTATCAGCACCAACTCGTTTAACACTTCAAGAGTGTATGATTTTAGTTCAAGTAACTATTATGCGGTATTGGTGTACGTCAATGGTCAGCTGCTGACTTCAAATTTTGAATACACCGTTGCCGCAGACGCACCTATAATTACAATCATCTCACCATTGGAAGTCGGTGATGTAATCATTATCCAGGAATTTGATACCACAGTGGGCAATTATGTGCCCAATACACCTACCAAGATGGGGTTGTATCCTGCGTATCGCCCACAGATGTATTTAGATACTACCTATGTTACTCCCACCACGGTGATTCAAGGGCATGATGGTAGTATAACTGTGGCATTTGATGACATTCGTGACGAAATTTTATTGGACTTTGAAACACGAATCTACAACAATTTAAAAATTCACAGTGTTCTCCCTATCAATACAACTGAAATTATTCCTGGACAATTCCGTGTTACTGAATACAGTCAGAGTGAAGTCACTGATATTCTCAGTGCTGATTTCTTGACCTGGGTAGGATCTAACAAGTTAGATTACTCGGCACAACAGTACATTGCAACCAATCCCTACACTTACAACTACAGTCAGAGTTCAAACAAATTAACTGGTGCACCTTTGTTGGGGGGCTGGAGAGGCATTTACGAATATTTCTACGACACAGATCGTCCCAATGAAGCACCATGGGAAATGTTGGGATTTACCGAACAACCTACCTGGTGGGAAGATCGTTATGGCTCGGCACCCTACACTTCGGGCAACTTGGTATTATGGGATGATTTGAGCCTGGGACGTGTGGCAGATCCAGCTGGCGCATATATCTTGCCTCAGTATGCCCGCCCTGGACTAATACAGGTATTGCCAGTAGACGGTGAAGGTGTATTGGTGCCTCCGTTGGAAAGTGTAGTTGGACTGTATTCTCGTACTACGTTCCAACGTAGTTGGAAAATTGGCGATGATGGTCCGGTTGAAAATGCCTGGAGAACCAGTTCAAGCTATCCATTTGCAATCATGCGATTATTTGCACTGACCAAGCCTGCTGAATTCTTTTCATTGTTGGTTGATCGTGATCTGTACAAATACGACACTGCACTCAATCAATATCTCTACAATGGACGCTACAGAATTGATGCCAACGCTATTGAGTTGTACGGCAATGGTGTCAGCAAAGCCAGCTATGTAAACTGGATTGTTGACTACAACACCTATCTAGGAAATACTTCCACAACCACGGTACTCAAACAAAATCTCAAGGGGCTGGGAGTACAGTTGGCATATCGTATGGCTTCTTTCTCAGACAAACTATATATCAAAGTCTATACTGAAAAGCCCAGCCCCAACAGTTTAAACACCAGTTTGTTGCTGCCTGATGACAGCTATGATTTGTTTTTGTACAAAAATCAACCATCAGATGACATTGTCTATAGTTCAATAATTGTTCAACGTGTGCCCAATGGTTACAATGTATTTGGATACGGTATATTACGCCCGTACTTTGAAATTTTAATCAGCAAACCAACTGGGACACGAGTTACAATTTCTGCTGGTAACACCACAGCCACAGTGCCGGTGACCTACAGCAACGATATTGTGCAAGTGCCCTATGGCTATGTGTTCACCAATGAAACTGTAGTATGTGATTTTATTCTCAGCTACGGTGCATTGATGTCAGCACGTGGTATGATTTTTGATGACGTAGAAAATGGCCTAACTCTAAACTGGGCTCAAATGGCTCAGGAATTTTTGTACTGGAGCAATCAAGGCTGGGGGCCAGGTAGTATCATAAATCTCAACCCCACTGCACAAACGCTGATGGTCACACGCCCAGGTTTTATTGTTGACAGCATTCTGGAGCGTGGTGTACAGACTGTCCTCCAGGATCAAAACCGTCAACGATTGGCAGTGCGCGATCTTGTGGTGGATCGTTATGATAATACATTCAAAGTAACCAGTCAAACCGAACAAACTATCAACTATATTGATCTCAAGTTCACTGCATACGAGCACATTGTTGTTCTTAAAAATGTCAGTGTGTTCGGGGACTTGATCTATGATCCAGTCAGTGCTGCTCGCCAGGGACGATTGCTGTTGGTAGCAGCCACAACCACTGACTGGAACGGGCAGCTTGATGCACAAGGATTCATTCTCAATCAGAACAACATCAAGGAATGGTTGCCAGATGTCAAATACACCAAGGGACAAATAGTCACTTTTAAAAACAATTACTACAGCGCAGCAACTATTGTAGAACCCAAAAATGAATTTGATTTCAATGATTGGTTAATCAGTGATTACACCAAGATTCAGAAAGGGTTACTGCCTAACTTGGCCAACAAAGCCAATCAGATCCAACAAAGTTACAACACTATCAGTGCCAATCTTGAAAGAGATCAAGACTTGTTGAGTTACGGACTTATTGGATTTAGACCCAGACAATACATGACTGCACTGAATCTTGATGATGTCAGCCAGCTCAATGTGTACAAACAGTTCCTGGGATCCAAGGGTACAAAATTTGCCATAGATTTATTTGGCAATGCAAGTTTTGGCAAAGAAGCAGCACAATACACTGTCTATGAAAATTGGGCAATATTAAAAGGGGTATATGGTGCTCAGGCCAATCGTAGTTTCTTTGATGTCAGACTCAATCAGGCATTGCTGACATCTAATCCCAGCACTGTGCAAATAATACAACCGTTTGAGTTTTCACAAGCAGATCAAACAGTTACCTTGGACAACCTATGGAGAGAAAGCTACAAAATCACCAGTCCTAGTGTTTTACCAACCATCACCAAACAGGTCACAGATGTCAACCTGCCTAGTTCTGGTTATGTAAATCTCAATGACATTGATATCACAGTGTTTGATATCAACAACCCAGATGCAATAAATGCAGCACTGTCTACAATTGGTGTTGGAACAATAATTTGGTTTGCAAAAATCAATGACTACGATTGGGGTGTATACCGTTGTTCTCAGGTTCCAGGTGCTATTGTCGAAGTTGCAGATAATCTTGATGGCACATCAATTGTTGTGTTCAATGAACAACATAATCTGGCAGTTGATGATCTTATTATTATTAAGTTTTTCTCCAACGATATCAATGGAGTCTACAAGATTTTTTCAGTACCATCAATTAACACCATTACCATCATCTATGAATTTGTCAATACGCCAGAAACCACTGTTCTTGGTGCAGGTGTTGGTCTTAAATTAGAAACCGCCAGGGTGACTCAGGCCAGTGATATCACTGAGTTACCATATGTCAATGAAATGCAATCCGCCAGTCTGGTCTGGGTTGACGACATTGGTGACGGGCTTTGGTCTGTGTTGGAAAAAGAAAATCCTTGGACGTTCTCACAGTATATTTTGCCTATTCGATCGGCAAATTCTGAATGGGCGTATGCCATTGCGCAGACGCAAAACAATGATATTTCTCTTATTTCTGCGCCGTTTTTAAGCACTGGAATAGTGTATCAATACAGCGTTAATTCAATTGGACTCTTCTCTGAAGGTTCCTTGTTGAGTTTGAATGCAACATCAGTATCTGGCTATGGTTCTTCAATTACCATTGGTAATAATAGTTGGGGAGCAACTGGTGCTCCAACCAGCAATGCAATTGGATACGCCAGTGTTTTATATTACAATGGTGAAACACAGGCTTTTGTAAATTCTCAATTACTGCTGGCGCTTGATCAACCAGGACCAGCAGAGTTTGGCTACAGCATGGCTATGAGCCGGAATGAGCGTTGGCTGTATATTGGCGCACCAGCAGTCAACGCAGTGTATGCATATGGACAAGTTCCTGTGCCATTGCAATATCTAACCTACAACACTACAATTATCACCACCAGATTCAGTACGGTTGGGATCCAATATGACTATCCAGAACAGTTAGATGTTTATCTCAATGATACACCGCAGCGGTTAGGATTGAACTACACTGCTAGTTTGACTTTTATCACATTTGTTGATATTGTCAATGCAGGGCAAACTGTGACCATTTATCGTCGTACCAGAACTCAGCTTGATTTTGACCAGTACAATGATATTGTACCCAACACATCAACAGGTGTGGGAACCGGCGCTGCATTTAATATTGATGTCACTCGTGGAACATATTCGGCTACTATACACACCACTGGAGTAGACTACAGTCCAGGCGATGTTTTAACTATCAATGGTACACAATTGGGCGGGGGAGCACCAGCTGATAACTGTGTAATCACAGTGACTGACATAACATTTGCAGGAAATATTGCTGATTTCACCATCACAGGGTCAAGATCGGCGGCTCAAACAATATTTCCCATCAGCCAATATCTTTTCACCGCACAAAATATCAATTCATTCACTGTCACAGTGAATAGTGTCATACAGCGTCCCAAGATTGATTATGAATGGGAAAAATCAGACAGTAGCCTTCCAGACAGCACGCTCAATGATTACGATCTAGTTTTTGTGACATCACCCGCAGCCGGTGCAGAAATCTTTGTTGACGCTGCAACATATTATGCCTATGCCGGAAAAATAACTGTCAGTGGATTGAATACTGATGCAAGATTTGGTGATTCTGTCGCTACCAATGCTGATGGCTCGGAGATACTGATTGGATGCCCGCAAGAAAATTACAATGGAACATATAGAGCAGGCACTGCTTATGTGTTTAACAGAAGCATCCAGCGGTTCCAGGTCGATAATGCGTATATTGAGAATCCCATATTCTCTGTGAACAGTAATTTAGATTTTCCACCAGCAGTGGCAGTCAATGGGGTATTTTTAAACAACACAGCTCAGTGGGGAACCAACAACACCAATACGTTTACAGTAAGTTACCTAGGTGGCAGTTACACCGCCACCACAGTAACGGTCAATCAACCATTGAATATTGGCAACACTGTTGACGTTGATACAAATCAATTTCAGCAAGTACAAAAAATTACCCCCGAGCAACCTACGGAACGTGCAAATTTTGGTAAGAGCGTAATATATGGGTTATTTGACTGTGCTGTTATAGTCGGGGCACCGGAAGATAGCATAGTATTGCCCCAGGCAGGTAGTGTGCAGACTGACGTTAATCAAACACGATTGTATGGAACAATAACCAGTACCATTGCTTCGCCTGCACTCACAGCCGGGTCCACACTGCGCATCAACAATTACGAAGTTGCTGTGCCAGTGTCACCAAATAATAATGTAACAGGATTGGTGGCAGCAATCAACGCTGCTGGCATTCCAAATATCATAGCAGCAGTATCATCAGGACTAGTGACCATTGATTTGATCAATAAGTTGGCGGCCGTACCATATCAAAAATTACTGGTGTCTCCAGGGATGACTGGAACAGGGGTCGACAGTGTTTATAATGATCTGGGATTCACTAACTATGTGTATGCACAAACTCTAACTAATCCCTACGTCAAAGATGGATCAAATTTTGGTGCATCGTTGTCTACGCAAGGTGTCGATCTTCTAGTCGGAGCTCCTCATGGAACTCCACATATTATTGATACCTTTGATGATGGTACAACATTCTTTGATGCAGGCAGCACTGCATTTTACACTGATATTTCACAGTGTGGCGCTGTTTATCAATTTGATTATCTACCATCAGCGGCCGAATCTGCACTTAACCCTGGTGCGTTTGTGTACGGGCAACAATTGTATTATAATGCATCAGACATCAATGATCTGTTTGGTACAAGTATCAATTACACCGGTACATCGTTAATGATAGGTGCACCAGGTACTGCATTTGACACAGTAGTTGACAATGGTGCCTTGGTTGCTTATAGAAATGCCAATCAAACTCAGGCCTGGGTAACAAAACATTATCAAGCACCAGCGGTCAACATCTATGCAATCAACTCAGTTACATTGTATGATCGGTTACAAAGTGCAAAAACAGAATTTTTAGATTTCTTTGATCCCTTACAAGGAAAGATTTTAGGTGCTGCTAGACAGAATATTGATCTTATTGCAACAATTGATCCAGCAAATTACAATGTTGGATTGGTCAACAATCAAGGAAATGCCTGGGGGGCATCAAGAGTAGGAAAAATATGGTGGGATACCAGCACAGTGAGATTTGTTGATCCCGGACAAGATGACATTGTTTATGCAAGTCGTCGATGGGGACAGATCTTTCCAGGTAGCAGAGTGGATGTGTATCAGTGGACACAAAGCGATGTTCCTCCGGCTGATTACACTGGCCCGGGAATTCCATACTCAATTACAAGATTCTCAGTGGGGTCGTTGCTCAATAGTTCAGGTGCCTTTGTTACTGAATATTTTTACTGGGTGCGTAACATTCCATCGGTGAGCACTGCAGCCAATAAAACACTCAGTGCCGAGGTAATTGCACAATATATTTCATCGCCAATTGCCAGTGGTATTCCTTTTATGGCTCCAGTATCACCAAGCTGCATTGCAATCTATAACAGCAGTAGCTATTTGAATTCAGTTGATACTATCATTCATGTTGAGTTTGATAGACAAATTAACGATGACAATGTTCACACTGAGTTTCAATTATTGGCACAGGGAAGAGCCGCAAGTTTCTTAACTCCTGCATTGTATAGAAAATTACAAGATAGTTTTTGTGGTGTTGACACACAAGGGGGTGCAGTCCCGGATATATCGTTGAGTCCAGCAGAACGGTATGGAGTGCAGTTCCGTCCTAGACAGTCAATGTTTGTAAATCGGTACCTTGCTCTACAGAATTACATACAACATACTAATCTCATTTTAGCACAGTATCCAATTGCCGAAAGCCGGTCATTGACTCTGTTAAACAGCGAAGAACCAATTCCTGCGCAAGCCGGCAATTGGAACGAAGTGTTGGCCAATCTTGAAGAATTGAGCTGGCAAAACATTCAAATTGTACCATTGGACTACAAGTATCTGATATTGAGCGACAGTGACAACAATGGTCTTTGGACAATATACACAGTAGCACTTGCAGCAACACTGTTGCGACGCCTGATACTGACAAAAGTTCAAAGTTATGATACCAAGGCCTATTGGAGGTACATTGACTGGTATTCTCCAGGATTCAATCGCACCAGTATTCCAAGTCAAGAAGTTCCAAGTTATGCCGCGCTGGTGGCATTGGATGTTCCAGTGGGCACAGTTGTTTTGATCGCTAGCAACGGCGAAGGTAAATTTGAAATCTATCAACTTGACACAACTGGCTGGAATAGAGTTGGTTTACAAGATGGTACTATTCAAATATCTGATGGCATTTGGAATTATGCTGAAGGTAAATTGGGGTTTGATGGCGAAGTGTTTGATGCACAGTATTTTGATCAAACACCGCAGACTGAAACTCGAAAAATCATTCAGAGTATCAATGAAGAATTGTTTGTTGACGAATTACTGATTGAAAGAAATGATATCACTGTCTTGATGTTGAATTACATCTTGACCGAGCAATTGTCACCCGAGTGGGTCACAAAAACCAGTTTGATTGATGTGGAACATAATATTCGAGAACTGTTACCTTATCCAACATATAGACGAGACAATCAAGATTTCGTGTTGGACTATCTCAACGAAGTCAAGCCATATCATGTTCAAATTAGAGAATTTAATTTAAAATACAATGGCTTTGATAATTTTGCTGGAGATTTAGCAGACTTTGATTTACCAGCATATTATGATGCGGATATATCACCACCGCAATATGTCAGTCCAATTCTCACTGACAGTGAAACCGGACCCAGCGATCGTGCCAGTAATAACATTATCTGGCAGACAACACCGTATGATCAATGGTTTGGCAATTACAAATTATCAATTGAAGAAATTGTTATTGTTGATGGCGGCGTTGGATACACTTCTATCCCCACAGTGACCATTACTGGAATAGCAACCACATCGGCAACTGCATACGCTCGCATTAATTCTGCTGGAGAAGTTGTTGCTGTTGTTCTTGCCACTCCAGGGCTGGGATATCTGACCACAGCCGTGATCACCATCACTGGCGGCGATGGCACAGGCGCAAGAGCCGTGGCTTACATGGGCAACGGTCTTGTACGCAGCATTTCTACCACCGTTAAATTTGACCGCTGCGAGTATCAAGCCAACATATCTGATTGGGAACCTAACATCACGTTTGACAACGGTCAGCTGGTACGATATGATGCTAAAATTTGGGCCGCAGATAGTCCAGACAGCACCGGAGTCAATACACCAACGTTTGATACAGAGGATTGGGTCTTGGTTCCAATCAACGATCTCAGTGGTGTTGATCGTACCATGGGTTACTATGTTGCTGGAATCAATTCCCCTGGTCGAGAATTACCATTGTTGATTGATGGAGTTGATTACCCAGGGGTGCAGGTCCAAGGACTACCGCTGGAATATGATACTGGATTTGATCATGGTCCGTTTGATGTTACTCCCTGGGATAACTTAGACTTTGGCCCTGAAGGTCGTCCAACCTACAGTGATACCATGCTAAATGCACAGTACCAGAGTAGTTTCCTTGACATATATCTTGGCACACGTCCCGATGATGTCAACGTTGATGGCGGAGCATTTGTTGACACCTATTCAAGTCATGCTCCACAGGAGCTAGTACCTGGTCAAGAATTTGATGCTCTTGATTTCCGTGTGTATACTCGTCCTGGGTCTGATTGGAATGGGCTTGGTCATGGATTCAATATCCTGGCACTGCGCAGTGAGTACAATCCAACTGCCCCAGTCATCTATTGGGGAGATGTCGGAGTAACACAAAATGTCAATGAATTAACCCCTGTGGGCTTGGACCTAAGCAACATTACCCAACAAAGAGATTTGACCTTGGGAATAAATTACACAATAGATTACGTTGACCGCACAGTTACCGTGTTAAGTGGTGCGGTATTGAATGACGTGTTAATTATAAATGTCTATCAAATGGGCGGCGGAAATCAACTGCTTAGGGAAAACTATAACGGAGCCAGCGTTGGCACAATACTTGAGATTGCAGTTAACTCCGACGAAATTTATGAACTGGTTATCCTGGTCAATGGTGCGGAATTAACACCTGATGTGGATTATACCTATGAACCCATAGGATCAATAACACAAATCATGTTTTATGTGATTCTCACTGGAAGCGATGATGTAAGTCTCACTGTCATGGGCAATGAAACTCCAGAGCAGTACAGTTGGAGTAAGCCAATGACTGAGTATATTACAGTGTTAGAGACCCCAGCACTGGCCACAGCAATACTAACATACCCGTTGACAAACCCAATGATTGGGTCAAACATTGACAACGTCTATGTCACTGTCAATGGATTCATGGCCAGACCATCGCAGGGAATTGAATGGTACGGTGACGGATCTAGTGCAGAGTTCCTCATGCCAGTTCGTGGTGGCTACAGTCAGGGTCTTATTGCTGACAATGAAGTTCATGTCTATGTCAATGATGTAGAACAAACATTAGGTAGTCAATTTACCGTGGTTCCTTGGGATGGGTTCAGCAATAGAACAATTATGTTGACTTATGTTCCGGCAATTGGCGATCGAGTATTAATTTGTGTCAACACCCGAGCCGATTATATAATTTCATATGATGGGACAGAGTGGAATATCACATTTAGACCATCAGGTTTATTTGGTATATTCCCCGGAGATATTGTTGCAGTGACCAGCTGGAACGACACTAGCCAACAAAATATTGTACAAAAAGTTTGGGTAAGTCCTCTTTCTACAGGTGGCACCAATGTTGAAACATATGATACATATCCTTTTGATTTTGGAACAGTATCTGGTGATCCGGGTAGTTATGATTTCAGCGAAGGTATCATTGTCAATTACAATGATTTTAATCTGGACAGGGTTCAGCAAAATGCCAATCGTATGATAGTGACTTACAATGGGCGTAGACTCTTCAATGGCGCTGGATTCACGGTGCAATACGATGATACTACGTCATATTTAATATTGCCATTTGTCATCAATGTGACAGATGTAGTTGTGGCTACACTGTTTACCAATGATATTGTACCCGGGGCAATGGCTTTTAGGATATTCCAAGATATGCGGGGAACCCAGGCCACTTATAGAATTTTACCTAGCAGCGAAACTACGCTGGCAGAGCGTGTGCTTTATGATGATGATGTTATATATGTCAACGATGCGGGAAATCTGGGTGTACCTGACCCTGCAAAAAATATCTGGGGTGTAGTGACCATCGGAGGCGAGCGTGTAATGTATCGCTATAGAGACACAATAACCAACTCTATATCAGGATTACTTAGAGGAACAGCCGGTACCGCAGCAGCATCACACCCAAGTGGAATCAAAGCCATTGCCATGGGACGTGAAAGTATTCTTGAGCAAGGATACGAAGATGAGTTTGTGTACACCAATATCATGGCCAATGGACAACAAACGGTATTCTCTGCGCCCAATATTGATTTATTAAATGTTGACAGCACTGAATACAGTGATGCTCTGAGAGTGTTGGTTGGCGGTATTTCTGTACCCCCAACTCAGTACGTATTAACATCTCCTAGTCCTGCAACTGTGACTTTCTATGATCCACCACAAAAAGGAGTACAAGTGACGCTGGGAGTATTGCAATCACAATCTTGGTACGGCATAAGTCTCTTTCCGCCAACACCCAGCAACGGTGTTCCATTGCAAAATACTGCAACCGCTGCGGCCAAGTTCTTACGTGGAGTACGGACGCAGTTGTTCTAAATCATGCTCAACATACTAGGTAAATAATACATCATGGAAAAACCAATCAACCCCGAACACAAAGTTGACCCGCAACCAGAACGCCGCCCCAACGAAAACGGCAATGTGCATGTAGAGGCTTTTATGCGTATTTTTGACCCAAAAAATAAAGAAGTATTTGTAGAAGGACGAGCATAATGCAAGTGCCTGTGCAAATTGAAGGATTTGTTAAAATTTTTAATCCGTTGACCAACGAAGTTTTTGTGGACAAAAAGAACGCAATCCACTATGAAAATATATCTGTTAGCATGGCGCAAACGCTGGCAGATCGCAACACTGGATATATCTATCAAATGGCGTTTGGTAACGGTGGAAGCTCGGTTGACCCAACCGGGGTCATCACATATTTGCCCCCAAACACAGTGGGGCAAAACGCCACTCTATACAATCAAACATATCAAAAAGTTGTTGATGACAACAGTGTGGACAACACTGATCCCATCAACAACAAGATGACAGTGTTGCATACTCCAGGTAAATTTTACACTGATATCCTGGTAACTTGTTTATTGGATTATGGAGAACCAGCGGGGCAAGCTGCATTTGACAACAGCACCAATTTTAGTGGTGAATATGTGTTTGACGAACTTGGGCTCAAAACCTGGAATGGATCTGCCACTGATTTACGCTTGATTACCCACGTGATTTTTCATCCGGTGCAAAAGAGCTTGAATAGGCAGATACAAATTGATTATACCTTACGCATACAAACGCTGACTACCCTCAGCAGTAATGCATAAATATGGGTAGATTTAATACAAATAAATAACTGACAAGGACAGGTTATAAAAAATGGCTTATCAGATTAACTTAACTGACGGTACCCCGTTTGCAACCATTGCAGATGGCACTATCAATACATCAACCAACATGGTACTTGTTGGTAAAAACTACGCAGGTTACGGTGAGTTTCTTGACGGCAACTTCATTCACTTGCTGGAAAATGCTTCTAGTGTCACTGCTCCAGGAAACCCACTCACTGGGCAACTGTGGTGGGACAAAGGCAGTAACCTATTAAAAGTCTATAACGGAACTAGTTTTAAAACTATTTCGGCTGCTACTGCTTCAAGTACCGCACCTACCAGCAACGTTACCGGTGATTTATGGTATGATATTCCCAATCAGCAATTAAATGTTTACAATGGTACAGCATTTATTCTAGTTGGCCCTCAAAGCAGTGCAGGTACAGGCACAACTGGTGCTATCCCTGCATTGGTCACTGACACCCCAGCTGGCATCACACATACAATTATTAAACTCACTGTTGCTGACACAGTTGTCGGTACAGTATCACAAGATGCTGAATTTACGCCATCTGGTGCTGGGATTCCAGGATTCACCACAATTAAACCTGGTATTACATTGGCCAGCACTATTGGTGGACAAGTGCCATTATTTCAAGGTACTTCTGCAAATGCAGTATTATTAAACGGTGTTGCTTCTACAGGATTTATACGCACAAGTGGCGTGGGACAGACTATGTCTGTGTCGTTGGGAATCCTAAACAACACCGGACTGACAGTTGGATCTAACAGCGATTTAAAAGCTTCAGTTGCCGGTACAACAGCCACAATACAAAATCAAACCCAAGACGGTAATTTCACCTTTGCAGTCAACGACGGCGGCGTAGCTACTACGGTCATGACTCTTGATGGTGCCAACGGTACAGTTAATTTTGGCGCCACAGCATCAGTGACACTGGCAGGTATTGCCAAGAGTGGATCAAATGCTGTGGGTAATATTGGATCAACTTCAAACTACTTTAACCGTGTATTTGCAACAGCCACTACGGCGCTGTACGCTGACGTTGCAGAACGCTTTGCAGCTGATACAGAGTATACACCAGGCACAGTGGTTGAACTTGGCGGCGCCAATGAAATTACCTGCGCGTTGAATGATCTGTCAGATAATGTATTTGGCGTGATAAGTACCCGAGCAGCATTCTTAATGAATGGTGGCGCAGGAGAAGACAATACTCACCCCCCGGTGGCAATGACAGGACGTGTTCCAGTGCGGTGTGTTGGCGCAGTCAAAAAAGGCGATCGTCTAGTTTCAGCAGGTAATGGACTGGCAAGATCGGCACTGCCAGGCGAAGCAACTGCCTTCAACGTTATTGGCCGGTCCCTTGTAGATAAAACAGATTTAAATGAAGATATGGTAGAAGCCATAGTAACTATTAAGTAAGGATAAGGTAATGACATATTCACAAGGCGGATTAATTGAAGCCACAGATTACAATGGATTTGTTTCAACAAATGTAGCCAATATTAATGCAATTTGGGCAACTGGAAGCACTGATTTTGGCTGGGGCGAAACTGCACTGAGCACAGTGTCATCAGCAGCAACAATCACAGCAACGCAGTGGGGTACATTGGTAAACCAAATCTCTACATTGGGCAGTCAGACAGGAACAACTATTACCAGCAGATCAGCACCAACTGCAGGTGAGACAATTGCTGTTCTAGCTGCAGTTGGTACAGATATGACAAACATTGCTGCCAATAGAGGAAATGCAGTGGGAGCAGGCTCGCAGTATACATCTTGGACTGGAACTTCTGGATCAACTGCTGGCATTACTGGGGTCAACAGTTCAATTGTTTTTACCCACACTGTGACATTTGCCTCGGCTAATGCAACTCGTCATTTTTGGAACGCAGGCGGTCGAGTGTTAATTCAATTTGGTAAAAGTTCCACTGGACAGCAAGGCGACCCAGAATTCAATGACTTGGCGCAAACCCTGTGTGGTGCTATTTCAATTACCGGACGTGTGAATAATCAAACAGCCAACATCGCAGGCACTCTTTATACAGGCACAACTAAAACAGGCGGCACAGGAACACCTAATACATTGACAACTACAACTGGTTGGTATCAACTCACAACATCAAACACTCTGATTTACAAGCAATTTGCCGACACTGCGCCATATACCAGCAATTTTATTCAGGTGCAGGCCAAAACTGGCAACTCGGGTACAACATTAGATTTGACCACAACTTGGTCCAATGCCGAAGGTGATACAATATCTGGTGGGTCAGCACCGACCGGCGCTACCTTTGGCTCATGCCCAGCGACACTGGTGACATATTATCCACCTAGTGCAACTTATCTCACCGCAGCAGCATGGGGCACACCCGCTGTAGCAGCAACAACTACTTAACTCGTTATTTTGGCAACATAAAGGGCCCAAGGGCCCTTTACTTTTATCTAATCTTCCTGTACAATAATACGATGGAAACTGACTTATTATCCCACAGCCGCGCTCGTTTTAATCACGAAGCTGCACGTCGCATATTGAAAGAAAAATACGAAGCCAAAATGTTATTTGCCTATTGTGGTGGCATGTGGCGTGCTGGGCCAGAATTACTGACTATCCTTGGCAACTGTCGTATTGACAACAACTTACAAGTGGTGCTGCTTGATCTTTATGAAACTCCTGTCAGAATTCAAACACAAGAACTTTGGAATTTAGCCACCGAACGTTGGCAAGAACAGATGACCGCCTGGCTAGTTGAATTTGAAGAATTAAGTCAACTGCGATGACCACAGGTGCATTGATATTTGCATTTAACAATGCTGAAATAAACTATGTGCGCATGGCTGCATGGAATGCCGGCAATATCCAGAGGCATCTTGGAATACCAACGTCGTTGGTCACTGACTGCATTGATCCCAGCTTCAATGATGTTTACAATAAATTTGATCGCGTTATCGTAGTAGAAAAACCCCGAGCCGGTAAGCGACATTTTAACGATATTGGCACAACGGTAGATTGGTACAACACCAATCGCATGGATGCCTACTCATTGACACCATATGATCAAACCTTGGTGATTGATGCTGATTATGTTGTATGTAGCAGAGTCTTGAATGTAGTATTGACACGTGACCGGGATTTTCAGTGCTTTCAAGAAGCAGTTGATGTCACTGGCACCAATGACTTCAATAGCCTCAATACATTTGGCGAACACGATTTTCCCATGTGGTGGGCCACGGTGATGATGTTTAAAAAAAGCGCAGCAGCTCAATATATTTTTGATTCCATGCAGATGGTGCGCGATAACTGGCAGCACTATCGTGATCTTTATAAAATACAGCGTTCCACATATCGCAATGACTTTGCCCTAAGCATCGCCTTGGGAATTTACAGTGGCCATACTTTGAAAGTAGATTCAATTCAACATCAGTTGGCCACTGTACTTCCTGAACATCGGCTACAGCAAATATCTAAAGATGATTATCGGATTGAATACAGCACTAGCACAGGTACCTTAAAATACATAACTTTGCGAGGAGTTAGTTTCCACGCCATGTGTAAACGAGATCTAGGAGCCATAGTTGCCAATCCTCTCTGAACGTGGGTATCTAATACCGGCGCTTGACAACGAATCTACTGACTATGTGCGCTGTGCGCAACAACTGGCACACAGCATAAGACAGTTTGAGCCCCGGGCAAAAATCGCTGTGGTGACATTACAGCGTTGTGCAGATTCAATATTTGATTATGTGATACCTTTGCCGCATGACGATTGTAGCACCGGAGATAACAAACAATGTAATGATTGGCAAATGTTTTCAGCATCACCTTTCCGTCAGACTATAAAACTTGAAGCTGACATGATCATAGCATCGCCAATGGAACATTGGTGGGCAATGATGCAACATCGTGATGTTTGCATCAGCACAGGATGCAGAAATTATTACGATCAACCTGCACAATCAAGATTCTATAGAAAGATGTTTGACACCAACAACTTACCTGATGTCTACAATGCCATAACGTATTGGCGAGTTAGTGACACCGCCAAAGAGTTTTTTAAATTAGTACGTGTGATATTTGAACATTGGCCAGAGTATCGCAAACTGTTGAAATTCGCCGATGAGGAAGTCAGCACCGACGTTGTGTATGCTATGGCTGCAACCATTATTGGCCCAGAAAAATGTACCATGCCGTTTGCTTCTTATCCACAAATAGTTCACATGAAAAAACATATTATCAGAACTTGCACTGACGACTGGACACGTGAACTGATATGGGAAACTGATCCCTTGCGTATTCAAACTGTGGCGCAGTGGGGAGCATTTCACTATCACATCAAGGATTGGCAACCATGACACCTGAAGAATTTTGGAATATTTTACATGCTGTGCCTGAGCCGCACCCAATATTCTATAGACTGTATTATGATGATCAAGGGTTACCTTTATTCTATAGTATGGAGGATTTACCAGGTAATTACATTGACATTGACAAAGAAACTTATTTTCAATCCAGCAGTTATGTAAGAGTGCGTGACGGTCAATTGATTCGTACCAGTATAAACACCAGTCGCAAATTAGTGCCCAGCAACATTGGATTTGCGTGTGATCCCAATGACGTTGCAATAATCAGCGACTCTTCCCCTAACCGATGGGCAGTAAAAAACTATGATTCAGAAAATTGATATTGCAGACTTAGATTGTATATTTTTAACTTATGATGAACCAAATGCTGAAACGAATTGGGTGCATATTAGGAACATGGTGCCCTGGGCGCGACGAGTAGATGGCGTTAAAGGGTCAGACGCTGCCCACAAAGCGGCAGCCATGGCTTCCTCCACTGATCGGTTTGTGCTTGTTGATGGTGATAATATCCCTGATATTGGCTTTTTTTCATGCACACTGGAGTTGGATGATGCCAATCGCGACTGTGTATTTCGCTGGCGTGCCAGGAATAGTGTCAATGGACTGATGTATGGCAATGGTGGCATAAGTTGTTGGACTCGGGAATTTGCAACGACGATGCAAACACACGAAGCCAGCAATGGCACAGATGAAACTGCTGTGGAGTTCTGCTTTGATCCCAAGTACTGGGCAATGCACGATTGCCACTCAACAACATATATCAATGCCACAGACTTTCAAGCATGGCGAGCAGGTTTTCGTGAAGGTGTGAAGATGTGTCTGGATCGTGGTCGTCGCCCCACTGTCAGCGAGTTCCAAGATCGTGTGGCGCAACGTAACCTAGACAATCTAACTATTTGGCACAATATTGGTCGTGATGTAGGAAACGGTGAGTGGGCGATTGCCGGTGCTAGACAAGGCACTTACATGACAATGCTCACTGAATGGGACTACACCAAGGTACAGAATTTTGATGAGTTAGCAGATCTTTGGAAGTCAGTGCAATCGCAAGATCCCAATACACTTGCTGGCAGGATGGCCGACGAGTTACACACACAATTAAATTTGCCAATGCATTATACACAAACAGGTGAAAGTGACTTTTTCAAACATCACTATCGTGCTAATTGGCGTAATCGTGGTGTAATGGTTAGAGAAGGTACAGTCATTGATTAATCCTTGGTTCTACAAACAAAATCAAAAGTTAGGTGATGCTTTTAAATTCTTGGATCTTGATCTTGGATTTTTAAATCAGTTGAAAAAACACGCCTACTGTTTGATTAATTGCGCAATCAGCGACGCTGATCCAGTGCCCAACGGATATGATTTGTATGTATTTTCATGGTTCTTTGAACCGTTTGTTGACGTGTGGTTTTTAGACATCTACCAAAAAAACCCACAAGCTGAGTTTGTTATTATCACTGACCTTGAACCCAATGCATTAGCGCATCTGCCTAGAGTACAAGTGTTTAACAGTAACACCCACACAACTTGGATTAATGCAATACGATCACAAAATTCTGCACCAATTACTGGTAAATTAATTGATCGCAAATATAAAATCAGTAGCCTGAGCTCAAGACTCAGTGAGTATAAATTTTTTATCACCGCTAAATTATTAGAAAGTCAGAGCACAGAAGCATTTTACAGTTGGAATCGTGGCTTTGCTATACACGACAAAGATAGTTGGGTATTTGAACAGTCAGGCTATCAACAAACAGATTCGTTGCTGAAGCACAGTGATTATCTAAAGAACAATACCATCAACTTGGAAAAGTTTAAAAACAACCCATTGAGTAATTGTCAGTTTCAACACCCTGCTTTTAACAATTCTATCGTCAATGCTGTTAATGAATCGCAGAATATCAGCGAAACTCCTGAGTTTGGAACTTTGCCATTGGCATTGATAACAGAAAAAACTTGGAAGCCGTTGTTTGCTGGCAATGCATTGTTATTTACTTGTCAGGCATTGACAAAGAAAAAATTAGAAAACTGGGGATTTAAATTTGATTACCCTTGGGCACAAGGATACGATGACAATCTCAGAGATAGCCAAAGACTAGAAGTTATACTGAGTCATATCACATGGATTTTGTCTTTGCCCAACTCTACTTTAATTGCCCTGTGTGAAGAAAGTGTGCAACACAATGTGGAACTGGCTTGGTCTGGCAAGTTAGAATCACAATTCCGTGCAGTTAACGAACGTTGCGTTGCAGAGTTACAACGGCATTTTCAATGAAGCAAGTTGATACTTTAATAATATCTGGTGCCAGTATTACCAACAGTCCTTGGTTTACCTGGGCCGATATTGTCACAGAGATACTGCGACCTCGCAAGGTTATAGATGTATCAGCACGAGGCACTGGCAATTATTATATTGTATTAAGTTGCATTGATGCATTATTAAACACCAATGCCAATGAAACGGTGTTGTGTATGCCTATGTTTACTAATATTGATAAGTTTGACATGTATGTTCCCAGGGGTAGTATAGAAGAATTTCAAAAGCAAAAGCATCCACCTCTGACATTAGATGGGAAATTTGCCACCAACGATACCTATGGGTTTTGGTGTACTGGCAGTCACTGGCCTGAAGTAAAACAGTTATACCAACAAAATTTCTATCACAACAATATCAGTGCAATCAATAACATATTGATGTTCTACTCGCTGTCACAGTTGTGTCAGCAAAGAAATTGTGGACTGGTACCACTGTTTGACAGTGCTATTTGGCAACTGTTGGAAAAAGATCTCAATGAATTGGTACTGGGAACTCCGCTGGAGTACAAAGATTTTTTAGCATCTCCTGAAGTGACCGCAGTCAGTAAACTGCTGGATCAACGGTGGTTTGACTTTGTGCCATTGATTAACTATGCAATTGATCATGAACTACCATTCTACAATGAAGTCAATAAAATGCACCCTCCGAGCGATGTGCATTACCAGTGGGTCACGAAATGTGTGGGCAACCAGTTGAGTGATTACTATCAACATCAACTCGGCACCGGATTTATGAAAAAACTACAATCGTTTACCTTGGCATGGTAAAATTTAAGATCCTAATAGTTGGTGATTCGTTTGCTGCCAGCAATAATTTGTTGAGTTGGACTAGTCTCAACAATTGTTACCAGGTGACAAATTTATCTCAAGCCGGCAGTAGTGAATATAGGATTGTTAAAACATTAAGCCAAGCAATCAAGCAGTCCTGGGATCATGTTGTTGTGGTGCACACCAGTCCCAATAGAATATATATAGAACACAATCCTCTGCATCAAAACAGTAGCACACATCAACACAGTGATTTGATATTTCAAGATGTAGAAAATCATCGTGGTGATCAATTTGCTGATCATGTCTGCTGGTGGTTTGAAAATGTATTTGAATTAGAACAGGCTGAGTTCATGCATCAACTGTTGATAGAAAAATCTCAGCAGATCACTGCACATATCCCGGCCACACACATTAGTTTTTTTGATATTGACTCCACAGTAGAAAATTTACATTGGATCTGGAAAAAGCACTCAGGCGCAATCAACCATCTTGATGCATATGGTAACGAACTTGTAATGAAACACTTATTGTCTAAATTATAATGGAAAATAAAAGCGATTTTATGGGTGCAGCGGAACGTATGCAGGCCGAACTAGGCCCTGCACGTTGCTATGCCAAGTGGCAGCAAGTTAGTCTGCATTTAACCACAGGCATGACCAACAGTTGCTATCATCCACCACTGCATGAAATAGATGCCACTTTACTGACAGATAACCCTGGTGCATTACACAACACGCCGTATAAGAAAGAACAGCGTAAGATTATGTTGCGCAATGAACGTCCGGAGGAATGTAGTTACTGCTGGACACAAGAAGACATGGGCAACTTGTCAGACCGGCATTATCGTAGTGGCGAGCCCTGGGCTGAAATAGATCTAACAAACCTAACCGGAGACGAAGATGTCATACCTACTTACGTGGAAGTTAATTTTAGTAATGTTTGCAATCTTAAGTGTAGCTATTGCAGCCCACAGTATAGTTCAACGTGGGCCGACGAAACTAACCGACA